TGCACTCAATCAAAATGGTTTTTCTCGTGCCGTCATCTAACAGGATCGATACGCTGCTGAGATCAACGCTCCTGCAGAATGGGCATGGTAATAACCCGGTAACGCTAAACATCTCAAGTTGATCAGCAATACGCTTGCGTGCCTCTAAAGCAGCTGGTGTAATTTGCTCCGTGCTCACAGGTTTCATGTTACTCGATCCCCTCCTGTGCCACTGCCAGTTGCGGCATTACCGATATATCAACCCATCGGCATTCGTTTTCACCGGAAAGATGCAGGCTATAAGCTAGGCGCCCATGAGGTTTAATTGATGGCTCGCCTTTTGACGTTAGGTTTGCCCGCCATGCAATCTGGTGTATTAGATGCTCCTGAGGGCATGCCTCTGGCGTCCATGGCACCGCGATCAAATCGAGGTCTCGGGTGAAGGAGCCATGCATAGCTAGCGCGTAGCCATATGACCATGCCACACACCTCGCTATGGTGAATATCCTGGCATAGTCTGGATCTATGATCCCGTATGCTGGTTTTTCATATATCTCATTAATCTCGCAGAGTTTTACTGTTCTGGACTCGATACTTTTGTTACCCATTGTTATATCCTTTTCTCATGGACTATCTCCCAAAATTACACCGCGATAACCTGCTTATTCTTTACTTCCAGATAGAGCGATCACTTGATCCTGAGTCGCTTCAGTGGCTGGAAGCGAATGGACACATAGAACGCCTGCCTAATAAATCCTGGCGAGTTACTGGCCGAGGACGGGCTACCGTTCGGGAGCTGAGAATGCGGGTTTAAAATCAATTGCCCATACCCAAGGGTTATCCGCCCAGCTGCCGGGGCCGTTGATCGATTCCCACAGCGCTTGATAGGCGCGACGTCCCATATCATTAGCATGTCTCGGATGGCATGTGGTCAGCGTTACCCCTTCGGCTAATGCATCCTCTTCTCTGATGTCCTGCAGCCGCTCAACGCGCAAGCCAGTGATTTCGAGCTGGATCCTGCTGGCGGCACGCGGCATGTGAATTGAAGGCTTCCACTTTGTTTCATCGTCTCCGCTTCCGGTGGCTCGGTAGTCATAACCAGTGCGGTGATTGCAGTGCTCAGAGCAACCGCACTCCCCAGGCTCGACTTTGCGCCATGTCTCGCGCACCCATAGCTGATCGCCAGGCTGGCCGTAGGGGCATGCAATCAAATCACTTGGCCCGCCAGCTGGATTAGCTCTCCGTGGAACACCAGCTGGATTAAAATGTGTTGGCTGTGGCTTCACAATCCGCCGCGTCTGCGTCTTGCTGCCATCAAGCACAGCGCGCACCATCTCGGCATTGAACAAAATTGGACGTTCTTTCATTATTTTCCTTTCAGGCTGGATGCCAGCAATCGATAGGGTCGTTTTGTAAATTTGCCTTTGAGCATAGGCGTGTGAAATTCGCCGGTTAGCATCAGTAGCGATGGCTTGTTTCTTTCATCACGAATGACAGTGACCTTTGGCCTTTCAACCTGGTCGGCTGCTGAGATGAAATCAAACAGGCGCCAGCCTAGATCTGGCCTATAGGTAAACATCGCTGTGCCATTCATATCGTGGATCCAGTGTGCTTTAATGCAGCGCGGTAAGAGTTGAGGGCATGTGCGCGATCAATAACGCCAGCCTCATGCTCACGCAATCGGTAGTGGTAGCGCCTGCGGATACGCTGGCCAGCAGAAACGTGACGTGGCCACACCACATAGCCAAGGAAAGGAATGCCAGCGGCAGCATGGGCTATGCGGATTTTTTTGGGGTGAACGGTCAGCCCCAGCTTATTGAGTTCGCTGGCAAGCAGGAAACAGATGGCCTGCAGCTCGGCTTTTGACTTGCCAAGGATCACGATATCGTCAACGTAGCGGATGTAATGCTTGATGCGCAGCTTTTCCTTTACCCAGTGATCAAAGTCATTGAGATAGATGTTTGCAAATAGCTGGCTGGTAAGGTTGCCGATGGGCATGCCCTTTGCCGGTGTTGTACGGTAGGGGCTTGCCGGGTGAAACAGGTTATCGTACTGGCTGCCAGTGCAGAATGAATCAATCAGGTTGCACATCAGCTGGCGCACGTCGTGGTCACCCACATAGCGCAGTGTTTTTTCTTTCAAGGTGCTGTGTGGTATGGCGTAGAAGTATTTCGAAATGTCTATCTGCAAAACCCACTCGGTACCTTCTGCCCGGCAAAAGTCAGCCAAGCGCTGTATGGCCGCATGCGTGCCCCGGTTTGGTAGGTTACCGAAAGTGTCATGGATAAAGCGGGGGCGCCAGATCGGCAGCAGGTAGCTGTAAAGCATCCAATGCACCACCCGGTCTTTCATGGGTGCGTCAACTACATCGCGCCATTTCTTCTCACGTACCGTAAAGGTTTTGTATGGACCGAAGGTGTAGCTCCGGTCGCGCAAGCGTTGCTGTATCTTTAAAAGGTAGCTGAGTGGGTCAGCATCAAAGCGCTGCACGCGCAGGCTTGATGTTTTATTCTTGCGGGCATTGCGCCAACACAAAAAGAGGTTGTCCAGCATGGTCATCTGGTAAAAGTCGCTGCCGCTTTCCACAGCGGCACCCTTAGGCCCCGCTGCGGTTTTCGGTTTGGCTTGTTGCCTCGCTTTTGGAGTAACCTCCGGGATGCTCTCGACCAAGATGGAACCTTCCGTTGGCATGCCAACGTCTAGGCTATGATCGCTTGGGTCAGCGGAAAGACACGTTGTCGTTGCGGTTGTCTCGCCAATCCCTGTTGAGATTGAACACGCCTGCGTTGTCGCCCGAGTTCCAGTAGCCGCCCCGGATGAGCGCATTGCCAGACCTTCCAGAGAACACCCTTTGTTAATCATGGCTCGCCCCGTGCTGGCGGATAAGCCCGCCCACAATGCGGCCAAGTTCAACAGCTAAGCCAGCTCTATGCTCAAAATTAAAAGCCTTGAACTGGCTTAGCTGTTTGGCCTGGCAGATGTAATGCTTCAGAAGATCCACATCGGCTGATATTTTCTTGAGTAGCTGGGGCTTGTTGTCTTCCTGCCCATAGGCGAATACCAGGTACATCATGCGGGCCATGCATGCGCGTACGCTCTCGCCCCAAGTGGTACGAATATCTCTGGGTAGTTTCAGGATGTCATTAAGCAATGCCTCATCCAGCGCTTGTGCTTTTTCTTTCAGCTGAAAAGTTGCGGTCTCTGGCTTAGCCAGTATCTTTTTTGCTGCAACTTGATCAAGTGCTTTATTAGCTCTCAGGTCGGCAATCACTTCGCTGACAACATCAGTGGAAACGCTATTCAATGCATCGGAATTACCGCCGTCTGCATCTGAGATGTGCAGGGTGTAGCCTTCAGCATGTGTGCCTAGCGCTACCACATATGGAATGCCGAATTCATGCACCACGGTCCATAGTCGGCGCTTATGTCCGTTCATTGGGAAGCCTACTTGCAGGTGCGGCTTGTCGCTGGTCCCGGCCAGCTTCAGCTTCCAGCTTTTGAGTTTATGCAGCGCGTAGGCTGTGCGGTTATATCCGCGCAAGAATGAGCCGCTTTGAACAAGCACCAAGTGGGCTGGGTATTGCGCCTCGATCTTGGTGCTGATGTTCACGCCAGCGTCTTCGGTGCCTATGCCGATTTCAACACCTTGAATGGTGGTAGTTGGGTCAGTCATTTAAAGGTCACTCCTGCGGTGCAAAGGAAAGCCCCGGTCCAGTAAATGGATTGAAGCCGGTCACCTGCTATAAGCCAGCCAATGGCAAGGGCAGCAAATGCCGCCAATAGGGCGTAATTGACGATGATCATTTGGATTCCAAACGCGTATCGAGCCCATACTTTTCTGAGGTGGTATTGAATTTACGAATCACGGCCTCGCTTAAATCAATTCCTGCATCCATAGCGGCAAGGTCAGCGCAGATGATCACATCCGCAAGCTCGTCAGCCAGTTTCTCGATGGTCGTTCTTGAGCCAACAAGCCCCATCTTTTCGCGCTCAAGTTTTTTGAGTTCGTTACATGCCTCACCTGTTTCGCCTGCGAGTTCGTTGCCGCGATATGAAAGGCTAAATTTCTGTCCCTTCCCCCATTCTTTGTCACGTGCAATATTGGCTGCGCGCAGTGTTTCCATCGAAAGTGGATTATTGGCAATAGCTTTATTGAAAGTGTTCATGAGTTGCTCCGTAGGGATTTAATGGCCCTGTTTTTTTAGGGCGAGATATTGCTACCGAAGGCTGACAGTCGATATAAAATCTATTGTTGATAATGCGTATCGACTTGGCTTTATTGACGTTGTAATAAATAACTTCCCGCAATCTAAAGCGCTTGGCATACTGATTTTTTTCAGGTGCAAAATGTGCATAGACTTGCTCTTTAGTTGCGCCTGGATTGCCAATTACAAAAGCAATTAGAAGGCGCGTTGTAATTCCAGATACATCGGTGTCTTCTGGTGTTTGTAAGCCTTTTGTTTTTGGCATTTTTGCATGCGCTTTAGCGGCAATATCTCGCCTTGCGGGACAAGCTTCACGCCCTGTTTGAGTGATGGAGTAAATCCCGTCTGATTGTTTTATGTATCCTGCCTTAACCAGCGGTGACCAATCACCTGCGTTTAGCTTTGGAAAACGTTCCATCAGTTCCACGTTATCCATGGGTCCTGCCCGCAATGCCAAAAGGATTTTGTGCAAGTTGCTGGCTTCTTTGATCTTGAGCGGTGTCATGCTACTAACCTCATGTCTTCATCTCTGTGGCACTCGGCAAAGAGGGCGGCGGCTGGGTAAGGGGAAACGCTGTTTCCGCACATACGCACCTGTGTGGACTTTGAGAACTTCCGACCATCGTGGCCATGGGTGAAGATGTAATGAGGGCCAAAGCCTTGCGCGGAATACAGTTCCTTTGGCTCCAGCATGCGCAGCTTGATATCCACGATCACATAGGGCGTGCCGTGGTAGTAGACGGTTACCAGTGCCAGGCGGTCTTTGGTGGTGACGGTTGCCAGCGGGTCACGTGGGTCGCTCACATTGTCCGTGCCGTAGTAACTCATCAGGAATGCAGCAACGCGCAGCGCCTTGGCCTCGTCGTCCGGAGACAGCACGCATTCAACCAATGCCGACTTGCCGCCGCCTTCTGTGGTGAACGTGCCGTGTGGATCGTTGGCGCTGTGCCCGATACTGGTACCAAACTGCCGCGAGAGGAATGCGGTGACCAGCTGCTGCTGGCTGCCAGTGTTTGTGATCGTAGACATAGGGTCACGGGCATCATTGCCAGCGCCGTCATAGAATCCGCCATTCATCTGCGCCAGGTGGGCAGTGACAATCGCATGTCTGTTTTCAGTGGTCTGTGTCAGCAATGGATCGACCAGCTCAGCGCCGCGTGCCTCGTTTTCTGATTTCATACCGTAATACTGCTGCAGGTATGCCATAGCTACTGACTGGCCACCGCCGCTTGCCATGATCGTGCCTGCTGGATCTTCGGCAGATTTTGCACCATCCCCCCAGCGCTTAACTCCACCTGGCGAACCTTCGCCATGTCCGGCTTGAACCATGACAGGGCTCACTATGGCAAACTCGCCGCCTTTGGCCGTTGTGACCGTGCGCAACGGCTCGCGCACGCTGTGCATGCTTTCGCTGCTGCTTTGCGTCAGCTGGACAATGAATGGGTCCGGGTTATCCAGCACAAAGCGCTTGATGCCCTTGGCAATCCGCTTCAACGTGTTTGGCTGCAGGGGCTTCTTGCGGTCGAATATCGACTTACCTTCAATGCTGAAATCAATATGCTCGTGCGCAGCGCTCCACTTCTTCTGGCCCTTCTTGGGGTTCTTGAAGTGCGTAGGCTCGGGGAATGTGGCGGGCTTCCCGTCATTGCGGGCATGCATAAACAAGCGGTCACGAGTTGTGCCAGCGCCATAGTCGCAGGCGCGCATCATCTGCACATTCAGGTCATAGCCCATGCCGCGCAGTATCTGCAAGAAGCGTTTCCAGGTACGTCCTTTGTGCTTGGGGTCTGGGATCAGATATTGCAGCTCACGCGGTACGCGCTCACCTCGCTCAGCAATTCGATTCACTTTTTGTCCGGTGAGTGGATCTACGATAATTTCAAGAGTTACAACTCTGCCCGTTTTCTTGTCGCGCTTGGCGATCAGCGGTCCCCATTGCTGAACTTGCTTGACGTTCTCCAACGTGATGACGCGGGGGCTCACCTGGCCCGCCCATCTAACAACCACCCATGACAGCGCCCGCCGTTTTTCATTGCGGGGCTGGCCGCCTGCGGCCTGGCTATGGTGGGTGCAATCAGGGCTTGCGTGAAAATGGCCTACAGGTCGGCCCTGGGTGACAGTGCGCGGATCAACCTCAAACACATCAGCCACAAAATGACGGGTATCAGGATGATTGATACGGTGCATGCTCAGCGCGTCGTCATTGTGGTTGATGGCAATATCCGGATTGCGGCCCGATGCTATTTTGATGCCTTCCGATTCACCGCCGCCGCCAGCAAAACCGTCTACGATCAATTCACGGTGGATATCAAGGTTCTGCTGCATCAGCAGGGGTTTTGTTCTGTTTTTCATCCGAACATCCTTTGCTGGCGTTCGGCTGCCTTGAGTGCTTCGGTGCAGGCTTGATTGATCCAAAGGCATTCAGTGCGCAGTTTGGCACCGCGATTGGCCGATATTCTTGCCTGCGTTGTGTGAATGTCCCAGCCTGAAAGATTGTCTCGATACAGCTCAGAGTCATAACCGCTGATTGCAACAAAGCCTTTCAAGGTCTTTATGCAGTCAAGCAGCTTTAAATGCCCGGCATCGTCCAGCTCATGTTTGTAATAGATGTGGTGCGTCATCACCCTTGTGTCAAATACATACGGTGGATCCACGAAGTGCATGGTATTGGTGGCGTCATGCTGTTGCATGACCTCAAGCGCATCGCGGTTCTCGATCAGTACGCGTGAAAAACGCTCACCTACCTGGCGGATGTTCTCGGGATACTCGGCCCATAAATCCATTGCTGTGCCGTAATCCCGTTTTGAGTCTATGCGGAAGCCAGTTTTACCCTTGGTTGCTCCGGCTGACCCGAAGCCCATCTGTGCACGGATAACGGTGCGCCTGGCGCGCTCAACCTTGTTATCTGTTGGCTGCCAGGCAAGCTCAAACTCTTCCCGTGCGTATGGTGTCAAGAGGCAAAGTTCGATTAGCTGGGCGCGGGTCTCTGGATCCTGAACAACGCGGAAAAAATTCACCATATCGCCGTCCAGATCGTTATAAACCTCTGCATAAGCGCGTTCCTTTTGGATAAGCACCCCTGCAGCTCCGCCAAATGGTTCGACGTAGCATTGATGCTCGGGCATGAATTGCATTACCCATTGCGCAAGCCTGAATTTGCCGCCGTGATATCGGATTGCTGGCTTGATCATGCTTTACCCCAATGAATCACAACGCCATCCCAGGCATGCATGCCATAGACGCTGATAATGAAATTGGCCAGCTGGCGGTAATTGCGGAACCCATCCTTAAGCGCAAAAGACTCGCGCTCATCACGGTTAAGGGTTTTGTTATTGATCCAGAGTGGATCCGGCGCCGTGAAGTCGAGGTGCAACTTCTGCACGAGGGTGATTTCCTCATCAAGAATCAGGTCAGCCTTGCCGTTGGCCTTATCAACCCAGCCAACAATGCGCTCACCCACAAGCGGGCTAGATTGCCCCAAGCGCAATGGGCGGAATGTCTGCCGCTTTTCGCCTGAAAGAATCATCTGGCGGAATGCAGGCCTGAATTCATAGCCATGCGCCATCATGTTGCGCAGCGGTGGAATGATGATGTTGTTCATCGTTGAGCCTTGTACCAAGCAGTCCGCCAGCTGTAGTTGAGGCGGGTATAAAATTTGAGCGCGAGCAGTGTGCGCGGGACCAGTTTTAAGGCAGCGTAAATGGTTTGCTTCATGGTTCGATGCTCCCTAAAAGGCTCACCAAAAAGCTCACCCAGCTCATGACGTAAACGGTGAGGAAGAAGGCGAGAAGAAAAAGTGCCAGACCAAACATGAGGCGTTTCATGCTGCCGCCTTGATCGCTTGCGCAACCTTCGAGCTATCTGGCGCTATCAGCACGCGCCAGCCAGGCAAAACCACGGGGCTTAGTACGCTGCGCTGACCATTGCTGATGAGGTGCAAGTGGCTGGCTTGTGCCTGCTTTGCTATCTCCATCAGCTCGGCTTCGGCTGGAACAAGAATTGTGACTTTTGACATGGTGGCAATCTCCCCGGCCAGCGCTTGCGCCCTGGCCTATCAGTGACCAGTTACCCGAGACTCTTGGTGCAGCGGAAAGACACGTTGACGTAGCGGCCGTCCCGCCAACCCCCGCTGAGACGGAACACGCCTGCGTAGTCGCCCGAGTTCCAGTAGCCGCCCCGGATGAGCGCAGTGCCAGACCAATCACCATCGCCAATGCTGGTATCACCAATGCCATGGGTGCGATTGGCGTAGGGGGCGGTTGTGACGGTTGGGGAATCTTCTGCAAATGGTTTGGCGATAATGCCGTTTTCATCACCTTGCACGTCATCAAATACCCAGCTGTAAACGTTGCCGGAGAAGTCATAGATCCGTTCGCCATTGCTCAGCACATGCCAGCGGCGCTCGGTTTCCACCGTGCTTTCGTAATGGCCGTCTTGCGCGCTGCCAACATTACCTTGATGCAGTCCGCGGAAAATCTCACCTTCGCCCACCTTGCCGCTAGTCCAGTTTTCCGGCTGCTGACTGATGTCATAGGCGATTGCCAGATACTGCAGTTCGGTGATCAGTGATAAGCCTGCATCAGCTGATGCCTGCCGGGCTTCGTCGTAATTGACGCGCACCCATGGTGTGTTATCCGGGTTGATTTCCAGCCCGTCGCCCAGGCCTTTGCTGGTGTGGTATCTGCCGACAAGGAATGGCTCAACCACTGTGCCGTTAGGCAGGGTAATGCGCGGGGTGGTAATCATGTCGCGCTTATTGACAGATAGTGCCGCCAGCTTCTGCTTGATGTCGCTTGCCAATACGGGATATTTGCTTGCGCAGGATTTGCCGTAGGCATCCAGCGCAACCAGCGCGTGCTTGTCGGTGGTGAGGTTAAGGACAAAGTATTCATCCCCGTGGTGGCGCTCACCTGGTGCGTCCTTGCCATCATTACGCGTGACGGTGAACTTGGCGTAAATGCCAGCCTGCGTTTGGTCCTGAGGCAGATTTTCTGCAACTGTATTCATGTTGATTGCTCCGATAGATTAAGAGGGGATGCTCACTGCTTCGCCGTGAGCAAGTGACCAGTTACCCGAGACTCTTGGTGCAGCGGAAAGACACG